GGGCTACTCGATCGAGTGGATGGCCGCGATGGTCAAGGCCGGGCAGGAGTTCGACGTGATCCTGCTCGACAGTGACAACGACCCGCTGCTGATCCTGCACGAGTACATGCTCGCCGAGAAGCTGCTGCGCCGCCCCGGCCTGATCCTGGTAGACGACGTGGTCCCCGGCTCGACCACCATCCGCAAGGGCGAGCTGCTGCTGCCGTGGCTGGAGCGCAACCGCCCGCACAGCTTCGTGGTCAGCAAGCGGACCGGCGACGGCTTCACCTCCGGCGTGCTCAGCGTGGTGTACGAGTCGTGACCCAGGCAGTCATCGTCCCCGCCTGGCACCGCGCCGACTTCCTGACCGCGTGCCTGCACCGCCTGGCGCTGGCCGACCGCCCCCACCTGCACTACCTGATCTCGCTGGACCGGGGGTACCACCTGGAGGTCGGGGAGGTCGCCAGCGAGTTCCGGCACCAGATGGGCACCCACCGGGTCACCATCCTGCGGCGGCACGACCACCGCTACCGGGGCAACAGCTACAACGTGCTGGAGGCGTACCGCTACGCGGCCCAGACGCGAACCACCCTGATCCACCTCGTCGAAGAGGACATCTTCGTCGGACACGACTACTTCGACTACCACGACGACGCCCACCTGCTGAACCCCGAGGCGTTCTGCGTGTCAGCGGTGCGCAACCAGGCGTGGCCGCCGGGGGTTGAGCCGCCGCCAGACGACACCGCCTTCTACCAGCACGGCAGCTATCAGTCGCTGGGGGTCAGCTTCCGGCCCGACATCGTCCGCCGCTTCATCGCCCACGCCACCACCGACTACTACCGCGACTCCGGGCGGTACCTGCGGGCGAGCTTCCCGGCCAGCCGCATCCACGGCGGCCACACCGAGCAGGATGGGCTGATCAACCGGGTGCGGGAGAAGGCCGACCTGATCAGCGTCTACCCGCACACCCCCCGTGCGTACCACGCGGGCTACTTCGGCTACAACCGGTCCGGCCACTGGAACGGCGACGGCGCCGACGAGAGCCGGATAGTCCGGGCCGCGATGCTGCTGACCATGGGCGCCGACGAGCTGAACATCCGCGCCCTGCACTACCCCGATTTCACCACCGTCGACCTGGACGCCCCCCGTGAGCGGCTGAGCCGCCGCGTCGACTGGCACCCCTGAGCAGGAAGAAGGACCCGATGGAGCACATCAAGGTCACACTCATCATCCCCTCGCGCGGGCGCCCTGAGCGGGCGCTGCTCGCCGCCGGGTCCGCGCTGGAGCACGCCGACAACGACAACACCACCGTGCTGGTCTCGGTCGACGGCCCCCACGAGACCGGACAGCTCCAGGAGTACATGGACATCGCCCCGGTGCTGGGCGACCGGGTGTTCATCAACTACAGCCCCGTACACCGTGGCCTGGTCGGCACCCTGAACTACCGCGCCCTCCAGATCGCCCGGTATCAGCTCATGAAGGACCACCACTGCAAGCTCGACGGCCGCTGCCAGCGGGTCACCCACATCGGGTTCATGGGCGACGACCACCGTGTCCGCACCCACGGGTGGGACCGGGAGCTGTCCGGTGCCGCCGGGGACTGGGGGGTCGCCTATGGCAACGACCTGCTGCGCGGGCAGGAGCTGCCGACCTCGGTCGTCATGTCGGCCGACATCATCCGGGTGCTGCGGAAGATGGCCCCGGAGCAGCTCTGGCACATGTACTGCGACGACTACTGGAAGGCGCTCGGTGGGGGGTTGGGACGCCTGGCCTACCGCAGCGACGTGGTCATCGAACACCTGCACCCGGCGGCGGGAAAAGCCCAGATGGACGACTCGTACCGCCGAACCAACCACCCGGACGTGTTCTCTAGAGACGCCACCGCCTGGGGTGCGTACATCCAGGGCGGTCTGCTGGCCCAGGACCTCGCGGCGCTGGATGAAGCGATCCGGCGGGAGCCCCAGGCATGAGCCGCCGCGTCAAGACCGGGGTCACCCGGATTGAGAGGGCCAAGCCGGGCTCGACCTGGGCGAAGTGGGTCTGCACCTGCGGGCGCAGCTCCCGAATGCACGGGTTCAGCGGCAACGCCGAGGCCGCTGGCCGACACCACGCCCGCGCCACCGGGTGCAAGTTCGATGAGTGGTCCACCGGGGCGGGGAGGGTGGGGCGCAGTGGCGCAGGCTCTGGGCGCTGAGTTCCGGCTGCTGATCACCGGGTCCCGCGAGTGGGAGCACACCCGGTCGGTGGAGCAGGTGCTGCGCTGGTACCTGCGGCTCGCTGTTCACAACGGCTGCCGCCTGGTCGTCACCCAGGGCCGCGCCTACCGGGGGGCCGACGCGATCGCAGATGCATGGGCCAACCACGCCGTGCGGGCGGGGTGGGCGGTCGTCAACGACCCCCACCCCGCCGACTGGGCCACCTGCACCAGCGACCGCTGCACCCCCGGCCACCAGGTGCGCCGCCCCTCTGGCCGCCTGTACTGCCCCTACGCCGGGCACGCCCGCAACCAGGTGATGGTCGACACGCGCCCCCACGCGTGCGTCGCCTTCTGGCGTGCGGGCTCGTCCGGCACCAAAGACTGCCGGGCGCGGGTGATCGCGGCGGGCATCCCCGAGCTGTCGATCGTCTGGGGCCAGCGCGACGAGGTCCATTCGGGGTGGCTGGACAGCCGGGCGCCGGTCGCCCACCTGGCTCCGGGGGGCCGCCTTGCCGTCAGTTGAGATCACCACCGGGCACCTGACGGTCAAGATCGACGCCACCGAGGCCAGCGCCAGGGAGCTGTCGGAGCTGGCGGCGGCGCTGCTTGCCCGCGCGGCGGAGCACGCGCGCCCCCCCGGCGTGATCAGCGTCGGCGGGGCAGCTGGCGGGGGTCACACACCCACGGTGCCGCAGCCGCTCAATCCGGGGGACGGCTCCGGCCCCCGCGACCTGTCTACCGGTGTGACGTTCTGACCTGTCGCTGCGGCGTGACGACTAGCTGACTCCTCGGGTCGGGTGGTACCATCGGGTTGACCCGACCCGAGGAGCAGTGATGCAGGAGACGCCGACCACCAGGCGCCGCGCCGAGGTGGCGCGGCTCCGACGCGAGGGACGCACCCCCAACGAGATCGCCGAGCTGCTCAGCGTCTCGATCGCCACCATCCGCAACGACATCAAAATGATGCGCAAGCAGGGCGTCGACCTGGGCGACGATATCGACCCGGACGTGGTCGGCCAAGTCGTGCGGTTCCTCAAAGACCCCGCCCAAGACCAGACGTACGTCAATGAGCGCCGCGCCCAGGTGCTGGAGATGCGACTGCAGGGCTACTCGATCAACAAGATCGCCGAGACCCTGGGCATCTCCACCCACCTCGCCGCCGCCCACGTCGCCAATGCGATGGACGCGCTGGTGGTCGAGAACGCCACCCAGCTCCGCCAGCTAGAACTGGAGCGCCTCGACCGAATGCTGACCACCCTGGAAGGCGGGATCGAGATGGGCGACCCGAAGGCGATCACCGCAGCCATCCGGATCAGCGAACGCCGCGCCAAGCTGCTGGGCCTGGACAGGCCGCTCCAGGTTGAGGCCACCGTGGTCACCGTCGACCTGATCGACCGGGAGATCCAGCGCCTGACCGACAAGCTGGCCGGGGTGCCGGACGTGATCAACGGCGAGGTGCTCGACGAGTCTGAGCCCGTCGATGTCGACTGAGCAGCTCTACAGCCTCCAGGAGATCCGGGCGATCAAGGAGCAGATCGCCCGGCTCCAGCGGCTGCGCAGGCTCAAGCAGCGCGAGGCAGGCGAGGACCGCGAGGAGGCGATGCGGTACCTGCACGACCCCGCCGGGTGGATCGCCCGCTACCTGCTCGCCAAACCGGGCCAGGGCCTCACCAGCTATCAGAACGAGGTCGTGACCGAGCTGGCCCGGCGCCGCCGCGCTGCCGTTCGGGGGCCGCACGGCCTCGGGAAGACCATGCTCGCGTCGGCCACTGTCCTGTGGTTTGGGATCACCCGGGAGCAGGCCGGGATCGACTGGAAGGTCCTCACCACCGCATCTGCGTGGCGGCACCTGTCGATCTACCTGTGGCCCGAGATCAAGAAGTGGGCGCGGGGGCTGGACTGGGAAGGGCTCAACCGGGCGCCGTTCAACGAGCGTGAGGAGCTGCTGGACCTGCACCTGAAGCAGCGCTACGGCGCCGCGTCCGCCGTCGCCAGCAGCAAGCCGGAGCTGATCGAGGGTGCGCACGCCGACTCCCTGCTATATCTGCTCGACGAGGCCAAGATCATCCCCGACGCGACCTGGGACGCGGTTGAGGGTGCGTTCTCCGGCGGCCAGAAGACCGGCTTCCCGGAGGCGTTCGCGCTGGCCATCAGCACCCCCGGGCCGCCCCGTGGCCGCTTCTACGACATCCACCGCCGAAAGCCGGGTCTGGAAGACTGGTGGGTGCGGCATGTCACGGTGGAGGAGGCGATCGCCGCTGGCCGGATCAGCCGGGACTGGGTCGAGCAGCGGCGCAAGCAGTGGGGCGGCAGCTCGTCCCGGTTCGCCAACCGTGTCCTCGGGGAGTTCTATGAGGACGAGACCGACGCACTGATCCCGCTGTCCTGGATCGAGGCCGCGATCGAGCGCTGGTACGCCTGGGACCAGGCCGGGCGGCCCGATCTGCCGGGCAAGCGTGTCCGGGCGGTCGACGTCGCCCGCAGCGGGTCCGACTCGACCATCATCGCTTACCGGCTCGGGCCGGTCGTGGCCGAACTGAAGCCCTTCGAGCAGCAGGACACGATGGGGACGGTCGCGCGGGTGCAGCCGCTGCTGCTGCCGAAGGGGCGCAACGGCCAGCCGAACCCGGAGGAGGACGCGGAGCAGACCGTCAAGGGTGTCGGCGTGGTCGACACGATCGGGGTCGGTGCCGGGGTGTACGACCGGCTCAAAGAGCTGGGGCTGGCCGTGGTGCCCTACACCGGGTCGGCCCGGACCAAGATGCTGGACCGGTCGCGGGAGTACGGGTTCACCAACTGCCTGACCGGCGATGCGCGGGTGCGACCGATCGGGCAGCTACTACGCATCTACCGCAGCCGGTACCAAGGTCCGCTGTTTGAGATCAAAATGTCCAGCGGTGACCACTTCACCGCGACCGCGAATCACCAGGTACTGACGCCGCGCGGCTGGGTTGCGGTCCAATCGCTCAACGCGGGCGACCAGCTCTGCGATTCCCGCAGTGGTGAACCGGGTCTTGCCGGTGTTGGGCCAGAAGTAGACGACATGCCACCCCCGCTCAGCGAGGTCTATGGCGCGTGTGACCGCCTGTTCGGAGCGGAACGGGTGCAGGCCGCTGCTGTAGACTTCCACGGCGACCGCCCCGTGGGTGATGTCGATGTTGTATCGGTCGACCGCGACCTGCTGGCCCGATACCCAGCCAGCGGGCAGCAGTCTCAGGACCTCGACCTCGTGCGGCTGCTGTTGGGACAGCGTCTGCTCTCGTTTGACCGCCCCACGAACGAGGGATTCGTGATGGGCCACGGGGTGCGACGGATAGGCCCGGCCTTCCCACGTCGGGATGTGCCGGGTAGCCCGACGCACCCTCTGCTGCGTAGTGAGGCGGGCTTCGGCGAGTTGGCTGGCCTCGACGAGGCTGCGCAATGCCACCCCCTCAGCCCGGAGCACGTCGGCCACGAACCGCTGCGACCTGCCTACGGCTTCGGCGATGTGTTTGATGGACTCACCGGCCAGATACCGCTGGGCGATGTCGCGCGGGCTGGCGGTCCGCTCCCTTCGTGCCCGGACTGCCTCTCGGGGGCCGCGCAGCGGCACGTCGTGGTCACGCAGGATGCGCCGCACGACATACTGATCGACGGCGAATGTCCTGCTCAGCCCGTTGACGGATTCGCCCGCCTGGTAGCGCCGGACCACTTCGGCTTCACCAATGGGTCGGGCCACGGCCAGCCGCACGGCCTGCGACAGGCTGCGTGGCTGCACGCCGTGTTCGCGGAGAGTCCGGTGGATGGTGGTCCGGTCGGTCTGGAACAGCTCGCACAGAGACTTGAGCGTTGCTCCGGTGAGATACCGCTGGATGAGGTCGTGGGGGTCGAGCTGCGCCCTGCGTCCGATGACCACGAGTTGCCCTTCGTATATACGGTTGAAACGTCCACTGGTGCCTACGCGAGTCAGTCTACCACACACCGTAACTGCAGGTCCGCCGCGTACTGGAACCTGCGGGAGCTGCTGGACC